ATTCTACAGTCAACCTTTACCACAAACTCAATTATCACAACATCGGGTGGAGGATCAGCAGTGTCGGGGCTGTCAGCATCAATAACTCCAACTTCGGCAACAAATAAAATTTTAGTTATGTGTAGTTTGAATATTCAAGGACAGGCAAATGCCACACAGTCGTATGCATACCTTGCTCGTGGATCTACTCCCATAGGTACTGGTACTGGCTCAGGCAGTAGACCTGGAATGGGCGGTAGATATTACTGGAACGATACCAATGTGTCAGGAATGATTTGGATGCAGTTCCTTGACAATCCTTTGACTACCAATGTGCTGACATACAATGTCTATGTTGGCACTGAAAACGCATCATACACAGTTTATGTAAACAGAACACAAAGTGACAGTGACGCACTCAATGGTGCAAGAACGTCTAGTGTTCTTACTCTCATGGAGGTAGCAGCATAATGCCAAGTACATTACGAGTAGATACAATCACAGACACTGCCAATACAGTGCAGATCAGTACAACAACGTTGGCCGGGGCCAGCAAGTCTGCCTGCGCAGCAATGTATTATTCTTTAAATTCAGGATCGGGCACATTTAACGTTGGCGATAGCTCGTCCTATGGCGTTACCATACCGTTTAACGCAGTGCAATACCAGAAATATATATCCGCATCTGCCGGCAGTAACTATTGGCAGCATAGTTACACAGGTTACTATGCAGTGCAAATACAATATCGCCAGAACAGCGGCGGCGATATATGGTCAATGATGGCAGTAACTAAAAACGGCACTTCAACTGCTGTGGCATTGTCGGCTAGAGTAGCCAGCGGTGATTCAAGGTTGGATACTTGGCTGATTACCTACCCCGTAGATGACACTGGTGCACGATATCAGGTACAACAATGGTGCGAAGGTACAAAAACTGTTACCACAAGCTTTAGCGGTAGCCAGCCAAGTTGGGGAAATTTTAATAGTTTAGTCAACAACACCGCAGGTACCGGACTTGGGCGAGCAGTGAATATGTTTGTTTGGCGATTAGGAGATTTATAAAGATGTACGATTTATCAGCAGCGTTGATTAGTTTGCGCCCAGGGTCAGCATGGAAATTAAGTGGCGACGATTACAGTGGATTAGAATGGTTGGATTCTGGCTCAACTCCGCCTAGCCGTGATGAATGCAATGCAGAAATGGCTAGATTGCGCAAAATCTACGATGATCAGCAGTACTCTAGGGATCGTAAATCCGCTTATCCCAGTATCGTTGATCAACTTGATACCCTGTATCATCAAGGTTATGATGGGTGGTATGCAATGATTTCTGATGTTAAAAATCGCTACCCCAAGCCTGAATAATGTTGGGCTAAATACCACAAGGACAATAAGCTATGGCTATTCAAGTACAATTACGACGCGGAACATCAGCACAAAACAACTCATTTACTGGGGCTAATGGAGAAGTAACAGTTAATACTTCTGATTCGACCCTTAGAGTTCATGATGGCTCTACTACCGGGGGTTTTACCACAGTAGGCTTAACCGCTACACAAACCCTGACAAATAAAACTCTAACATCTCCAACTATTACTGGGTCAGGTACTATTACTACAACTGCCAATGTCAATGCAGGTAATGCGATTGTCACTAATATTTTAAGTGTCAACTCTGCCAACGCCGCCAATGCCATTGTCAATGCAGCCGGTAACGGGGTAGGCAATATTGGTAGTTCAACTGGATATTTCAATACAATATTTGCTAAAGCAACATCAGCACAATACGCTGACTTGGCTGAGGTTTATGTAGCCGACAGCGAATATGCTCCGGGTACTGTATTGAGTTTTGGTGGTACCAATGAAGTCACTCTCTGTGCTGTGAAAAGTGATAATAAAATTGCCGGAGTGGTTTCAACTAACCCAGCACATGTCATGAATAGTGCATGCGAGGGCGAGTTCTTGGCAACTATTGCCCTTGTGGGTCAGGTGCCAACACGAGTCACAGGATTTGTACAAAAAGGTGACATGATGGTTTCAGCTGGGAATGGTCGTGCAATGGCCTGCGCAACACCAGCAATTGGCACAGTTATTGGTAAATCTCTTGAAGACTTCTTGGGCGATGACGGTACCATTAGAATTGTTGTTGGTCGACTATAAACTCTGCTCAATCTGTTGAATTTTCTGTTGTACAATATCTAAATTAACAGTGTTCCAAAGACCTGGGTGCATGGGTCTTGGCCATACTCCAGAATCAATCCAAGCATATCCTTGATGCTCATCGTTGAGCCGGGGAACAAATTCTTCATTGACCACACAGAAAAAGGTATGGTATACAAATGTTCCTTCGGCGCTGGTAAATTTCTCAATTGGTAAAAATTTAGATCCGGCAAAATCTATATCAAGCTCTTCCTGGCACTCGCGAAGGATCCCGTCCATTAAACTTTCACCACGATTACATTTTCCGCCAGGTAACCCCCAGTTATCTGGATGTCTGGTGTCATTGCGTAATAGATACAAATAGCGATTTGTAGTTTGGCTAAAAAACCAAATGCCAACCGCGTTTACAATATAAGATTCCACGATCCACCTGGATACAAACCATCATAACTTTTGACCCACTGTCCATCTGGGACATCCCCGGGCGTTGAAAGAGGAATCCATTTGTATTGAATACCAGTGGTGATATTTGTAACGTACTGTATGTCGCCACCTTGATTGACTGAATCAAACACCACACGCCAACGATTACCATCATATTCAACAATATCGTTGGCATTGGCAATTAACGGCTGACCATCAAGCCCTCTCCATCCCTTGGGATTGGCATCAAACGGAACATATTCAAAAGTTTCCGGATTAAACACCTCATTGTAGTTGTCTGCACTACCTGTGGCTTCAGTAAACAAATATCGTTGACCAGTCAGACTTGAATCCAACCCGTCGCCCGGTGCGCTCAACAGCGGATTAATAATAGCGTCAATTGGCGACAATGTATTTGCTGGAATAGTAGCGGGGTCAACATTGAACAATAAGAATCTATCATCGGCTGGATTGATTGCCACAGTGCCAACAATTTGTGTGTCAGGTTCCCAGGGATTGTCTAGTGTAACATAACTGATTCCCGGGCGCAACGATCCATATAAATCAATAACACTGGGCCAAACCAGTTCATCATCAACCGGACTGTTGGGCGGCAGTGTGCTGGTATTTGGCTCACTTATGACGTCCTGCGGGTGTAAAATCTGCAGTTGTCCGTTCAACAACAATACCTGATAACTGTATGGTGTGACTTTGAGACGTGTGCCCAACAGCAGATCGCTGTCAAGCACTGCATTACTAGCATCGCCTTGTGCATCATACACACTCATAATGATACGCTCAACCACTCCAAGCTTCTTGATTTTAGCCGGAGGACTGATCCAAATTGGTAATCCAAAGCGCAAAGTACATATATCAATTTGATCGTCGGTGCCTTGTGGTATACTACGACTACTCCAGGTCACCGACTCAAGTTCAACCACACTCAAACTAGTCCAATCAATGTAGTTGTCTGTGCTTTGTATTTCTAGACTGGGATTAAACAGCGTTAAAATTTGTTCAAGCAACTGCATCTTCTGATTGGTGTTAGATGTCCAAATATCAAGATTCAGCGTGAGTTTATAGGGCACCGGCATCATACGCTCAATGGTAAATGCATTGGCTTGAGTTACTTCGTATGTTTCGGTTTCGGTGTCATAATAACGTTGACGTACATTAATTTTATCAACAAAGTAAGGTTCTTGTATACGACCTCGATCATAATCTAAGCTCACAATATAAAAGGTCATCAACGGTGTTGCCGGCATTGAGTTAGCTGAGTTTTGCTGAATAATAGTTTGAGCGTTGCGACTGGCATCACCGTATCGCACAGGAACACGTACCAATGTGTCTGGTGGTGATACCCCGGCTTGGTTTTGACCAAACTCAACTTGAAAGTTTGAAAAAATTCTTGTGAATTGCAACAAGAATCTGCGTATTTGCCCGTCGTAAAAAAATTGTTGCATAAGTTAACTTGACTTTTGTCCTGGTTGTGTTGGTGGGTATGGCTTCCTTGGCTTGTTACCACCTTGATCACCGTTGTCGGCCTGCGGTTTGAGAGCTCGGCTAAGACTCTGACGACTAGGTATGTTACCAAGATCTGGTGTATTCACAGTATATGTATTATTAACAAAGGTCGAGCGTAAAGTATCGTTGCTGGGCCCTGGCGTGAGTTGACTGCGTACAACTTCTTCAATTTTAACCCAGCGAGCACCGTCAAATCTAAATAGCCTCTGAGGGAAGTAATCCATTCTCAGACAGTACTCACCAAGTTGTGGATTTGCTGGGAACTGTACACCTGGGGTCACTGGTAACCCGTTTGGCGCAATACCATCGCCAGTTAAGTAACCGTTTGTGTATCCATCGGCACGAGGAGTTGTATTTTCATTTGTAACTGTGCGACTTGCATCTGGTGTAGTATCATCAGCGGTGTAGGTGCTTGGGTCAGCTGGCGAACCATCAGGGTTGGTTGGTAAAATATAAAACTTAACAGTGTCGTACCCTGACAACGGAACTTCGGCTTCGGCCTGCACAAGGATCGCGTCATTAAGTTCAAGGTCCTTGTTGCGGGTTGACGCACTGTCAGCAATGGTGTTGGGATTGGTCTTCTCTATCCAGTAGAATGTGTCAGTGATGTCAGTGCCTGGTGGTACATTTTTGATGGCCACATAATACTTGTTGTCTGAGTTGACAATACTGCCTGTGGGATAAAAGTTTCCGTTGTCCCAGATATTATCAGGCTCAAATGGCTGCTGTAGTATTGATTGATACTCTTGCGCATTGACCATCGGAGTTGCTTTGATTCGCCACAGATGTGGTTGCCAGGTCTGACTGAATCCTTCGCTGGCAAATGCTGCGTCTTGTATAACATAAAACTTTGGCAATGGTTTTGGTATTGCTGAATTTAATGGGTTATAGTCTTTTAGGTTAGGTATCTCAAGCACATCACCGTTCATTAACTTTCTACCAAATACATCAATCATGTCATTGTAGTGGAAAGTTATAAACAAGGTGTCGTTGTTTAAGAACAAACCAAACTGAGTCAAGTCAAAATCAATATCCTGTGTGCGGTAAACACCGCGCATGATATACACATTGGGATCGTATACTCGGTCGCGGTTTTCTAACAGCAGTAAATCTTCAATAAACAAGGGATTACTTTGACTGTAATTGGGCAAAGTAGCATCTGAGTTTGCTGGTGATTCACTAGTTGGAACTGGGCCCATGTATTTGTGGACATAGATATCTAGCCCGCCCACGGTGTACATCTCCGAAATAGTACGGTCAAAAAACTGATAATCTTTGGTACGATTTGGGCGGTATAAACTAAGTCTTGGCATGATAGGGTCCTATTAACTATTTATTGTATGGGAATTTTAGTTGTTGACCAAAAAGGGCAACGCTGTTATAATTACAGATATCCTTACAACGGAGCCACTATGATTGCAGCTCAAAAAGCACCCAAACCCATTAACCCACGCAGCCCTGACACCAAACACACTGGCGACGAGCCAAATTGGCGATTACAGCCCACAGAGGATCGTAAAAGTACACTGTCACGAGCTTTTGGGTGGTACAATTATTACTGCGGCAGAACTGACGCCAAAGCATTTTTGTTAGATTGGTTAGAGCGCAATGATCAGCGTACCGAAGCCCGGGGCTGGAAAAGTGTGCCCGAGCAAGCAATCAGTCCCACAATTGGTTGGCTGGCCCGAATGAATACTATGGGTCTTGAATTGTCCGAGCATGAACATGCTCAACTCACATCTAACATTCGTGAGTTGTTAGACGCCCATCGTCCAGCAAAAGCACCTGCGGTCAAAGAAGAAGTTGCAGCAGTAGTCAAGCCCAATATTCAGGATCACCTACGTGAACGTGCTAGGGAATGTGCTGCTGAAATTGACAGTATGTTTGATGACTTTGTTGTGGCAGGGGCAAAATTAACTGCCGATGTCAAACCCATTGCAATGATACGTGGCATGAATATCAGCCCACAGATGGTAAACATTGTTGCTGATGTGTGGAAACGCAGACTTGAAGAATACGAGCAGGTAGTAGCCGGCAAAGACGCTCAACTTGTTGAAGGCTACAGCAATTTTTCAAAGATACAGATGCGCAATGTTGTGAAGTTTGCTGAACTAGTGATT